ATAATATATATCCATTTATTAAAGAAATTGATACTGTTTCTGGAGAATATCCTTGTTATACTAACTATTTATATTGTACTTATAATGCTATATGTCATGATATTGACTTTAATCAAAAATCAATTATTGTACTTGGTTCTGGGGTATATAAAATTGGTAGTAGTGTTGAATTTGATTGGTGTGCTGTTAATTGTATTAAAGAATTACGAAATCTTAAAAAGAAAACTATCGTTATAAACTGTAATCCGGAAACTGTTAGTACTGATTATGATGAAGCTGATCGATTATATTTTGAAGAATTATCATTTGAATCAGTTATGGATATATATAAATTGGAAAATCCATTTGGTATTATATTATCTATGGGTGGTCAATTACCTAATAATATTGCAATGGATCTTTACAGACATAAAAGTATTAATATTATTGGTACTTCACCAGAAATGATCGATCGTGCTGAAAATAGATATAAATTCTCTAGAATGTTAGATACTATTGAAATTGATCAACCTGAATGGAAAGAATTAACATCTATTGATGAAGCATATGTATTTTGTAATAAAGTTAAATACCCTTGTCTTGTTAGACCATCTTATGTTTTGAGTGGTGCAGCTATGAATGTCGCTTATTCTGATAAAGATCTTAAAGAATATCTTAATAATGCTGTCGCTGTTTCCAGAGATTATCCTGTTGTAATTACTAAATTTATATCTGATGCCAAAGAAATTGAAGTCGATGCAATTGCTTCTAATGGACAAGTAATATTATTAGCTATATCAGAACATGTTGAAAATGCTGGAGTACATTCTGGAGACGCCACATTAATATATCCACCACAAGATCTTACTAATACTACTATTACAACTATTGAAAAAAATGTTTTTAAAATTGCAAATGAATTATATATCAATGGACCTTTTAATATACAATTTATTGCAAAAAATGATGCAGTGAAAGTAATTGAATGTAATTTAAGAGTTTCTAGATCATTCCCATTTATATCAAAAGCATCTGAAATAAATTTAATAAAAATTGCAACACAATTATTGATTGGATTGAAACCAACAATACCAACTATTAAAATTAATAAAGTTGCTGTAAAAGTTTCACAATTTTCATTTAATAGATTAAATGAAGCTGATATTAATTTAGGAGTAGAAATGTTATCTACTGGTGAAGTTGCTTGTTTTGGTAAAAATCATTATGAAGCATTCTTAAAAGCAATGATTGCTAGTGGTTTTGAAATAAAAACACACAAAAATAAAAATGCACTATTAGCTATTGGTTCTTATCGATTTAAAAAAGAATTTATTGAATATGTTAATATCCTACAAAAACTTAACTATACATTATTCGGTACTCAAGGTACTGTTGATTTCTATCTAGAAAATGGTATATTAATAAAAGAATTACCACCTTATTTTAATGATAATGATAATAAAGAAACTATTAGTAATTATCTAGAAAATAAAAAAATTGATATTGTTATAAATATTTCAAAAAAAAATAAAATTAGATCTGCAAATAATACTGATACTACTGGATATATGATTAGAAGAAAAGCTATTGAAAATTCTATTTCTATAATTACTGATATTAAAAAAGCAAAATTACTTATCAAAACCCTCGATTATTATTATAATAATAACCTTAAATTTGTATCATTGTCTCATGCTATTGATTGTTTTACATCATATAAATCAGTAAAACTACCTGGATTTTTTGATTTACAAATAAATGATCATAAATTATCTAAATTTGCAATTGCTAATGGTATAACTACTATTGCTATTAGTATTAATTTTACTAATAATAATTCTATAAATACTATAATTGAACATGTTAATAAAGAATCTTATTGTGATTATGCTATATTTGCTGAAGCAACCGAAAATAATATTGATATTATAAATAAATTTAGTGATACATTTATTGGACTTATATTAAATACAAACATTTTATCAGATATATCCCTAATAATCGCTCACATTCAAAATTGGAATAATAAAACACCTATTTGTGTTAATGGTTCTGAATACTCACTTTTAACTACTATACATTTAACTAAATTATATAATAAAAAAATTCATATTCATAATGTACCTAATCAAACTATCATGAATATTATTAAATTAAATAAAAATAATGATACTAACATAACTTGTGGTATATCTTTAGCTAATCTATTTTCAACTGAAAATACTGATTTATTATTTAATAATATGGATACTATTGATTGTTTCTCTTCTGGTATATGTTTAAATGATAAATCATACATCCCTCAACTTTTTAAATTAGTTAAAAATGGTAAAATAACAATTAAAAATATTATTAATAAATATTATTATAATCCTATTAAAATATTTAATTTAGATAATAATATAAACCAAAAAAATACTTACATTGAAGTTGATAAACTAATTGATGGTTTAATTAGACGTATTGTTGTAAGAAATAAAGTTATATTTACTGATGGTGAAGTTATTAGTAAAAAAATATTTGTCATGAATATTAAAAATAATGAAGCAATTAGTGATAATAATAAAATTAATTACTCAAATTTTAAATTAGAAAATATACTTAACATTGATTATAAAAATAATAAATATACAGACTCTATTAAACTTAATGCTATTATATCTGTTGATCAATTTGATCGTAATATATTACGAGTTATCTTTAATACTGCAGATAAAATAAAATTATCAATTAAAAATAATGAAAAATTGGACACATTAAATGGTAAAATAATGACTTTACTATTTTATGATCCAAGTACTAGTACTAAATGTTCTTTTTCTGCTGCTATGAAAAAATTAGGTGGTTCTGTTATTGATATTGATATTAATAGTTTATATTCATCAATTAAAAATGGAGAATCATTTGAAGATACTATCAAAACACTTGAATATTATTCTGATATCATTATTTTAAGAACTAACATTAAAAATATTTTTGATAAAATTAAAAATATTATTCATAAACCAATCATTAATGCTAGTGATGACATACATCCTACACAAGCTTTACTTGATATTTATACTATCAGAGAAGAAAGAGGTACCGTAAATGGATTAACTATTGCAATACTTGGGGATCTTAAAAATAATACAACTGTTCATTCATTTGTTAAATTATTATGTCTTTATGATGTTAGATTAAGATTCATATCACCACCTTCTTTAGAAATACCACAACATATTATAAATTATATCAAAAATCAAGGTTTAGTATACACTAAACATTATGATTTAAATGATATTTTAAATAAAATTGATATATTATATGTTACTAGAATTCAAAAAGAAAATTTTGAATCTATCAATGAATATAATAACATTATTAACAGTTATATAATTACGCCAGAAACACTTACTAAAGCTAAATCTAATATGATTATTATGCACCAATTACCAAGAATAAATGAAATAAATACCGATATTGATAATGATCCTAGAGCAGCATATTTTCGGCAAATTGAATATGGACTTTACATTAAAATGGCAATACTAACTATCATATTCTAATAAAATTGATTTTATTTATATCTATAAATTTTTAACTTAATATTTAATTAATTATGACCAATATTACCACAATATTAGATAATTTATTAAATTGTAACATTACTTATTCATTATTTGACAATCCTGTTGTTATTGATGATGGTTATATTTATGAAAAAACATCTATTGAACAATGGAAAAAAATAAATAATGTTAGTCCATTAACTAGAAAACGTATTAATGGTTATGTTATTAAAATACCATTAATTAAAAACTTAATTAATAAATTAATTAAGCTAAAAATTTATACAAGTAATCAATTATTTATAACAGATAAATCTTATAAATTCAATCGAAATAATATAATTAAATATATTGTTAATAAAAAATTTGATAAATTATTATTATATCATCATTTTGATTTTACTGATATTATATATGATGTGAATGTTGAGAATGATTATTATGATGATATGGAGTTTATTGATTATATATTTAGTAATTGTAATAATATAAAAGTTTTATTACATGTTATTCAAAATGGAGATCCTAAAACTAGTATATATTTTATATATTATATTGCTAAATATTCTAAATATTTTAATACTTTTAAAGAATTAGTTAATAATGAATATAAAATTACTACAGATTGTTATATACAAAAGAATATATTACAATGGGCTATGGAATTTTGTAATATTAAATTAATAGATTATTTAATTGATAAAGGTTTTCATATTAATGATTATGATGATATTATAAATATTAACTATAAACAAATGACTATTGATGATTTTAAAATTTATATTAAAATTATGAATTATAATTTTAATATTTTAGTTGATAATTACCATTTATTAACTTATTGTTTTATGAAACAATCAAATGAAATTACTAGATATGTTATTAATAATATAGTTGATATTAATTTAAATAAACATGATATTATCCAGATATTTAAATATTGTGATGATTTAGATTTGATTAAATTATTATTTGAAAACAATAATAATTTGACTATAGATTTAATTGATTGGACTATTACTCATTCAGTATTGATGCATTCTAATAATATTAGTATAATAAAATATATTATTGATAAATATGATAATTTAGATTATGCAAATGATTGGGGTTGGCTTCCTATTCATGCTGCCTGTAAATATTCTTATCCAGAAATTATCTATTATTTAATAACAGATAAAAATTGCTTAGTAGATATAGCTATTAAAAAATATGATGATGATGAAACTAAACAATATTTTCCACATCAATTAATCGAACTTAATAAAAATGTTGATAATGAATCATATAAAGAACTGTATAACTTATTATTAAAAAAATTTGGATTATTATATTAATAACAACTATTTGATATAAATTGTTTTAAATTTTCTAAATTTTTATTAAACAATCTAATATTATATTTTTTTATATACCATATAATTTTATTCCAATCTTCTTTCTTAATTTGATATTGCATATATAATGGTATACATAGTTCTTTCGGAAAACAACTTTTACTGATATAATTAGTAGCATCTATACATGGTTTATTTGGTGAATATAATTGTTTTCCAGAACAAAATCCTGCTTTCCAATACTTAATTTTATAATAATATAAATGTCTTAAAAATCTTACTAATCTTGCCTCTATATCTTGTTGATAAGGAATTTCATGATATATCCAACTTGCTTCACCATTAGTTACATATCCTATATCTTCTATTAAAAAACTATATATATCGTTTATGTTCATAAAGATTTATTATTATTATTATATAATAATATGTTACCTATAAAATTCATAAATCTTGCTAGAAGAAAAGATAGACTGGAAAATTTCCAAAAAGAAATGAAGAAACATAATATTATAAATTATGATCGATTTAATGCAATTGATGGTAAAACAATAGAATTAAATGATTATATTAATAATTTATTTAAAAATAATAATTTTAGATGGAGAAGAGGCATTATGGGAGCTATTTTATCACATATTGCTATATGGAAAGAACTTATTAATAGTGATTATGATTATTACTTAATTTTTGAAGATGATATTAAACTAAATAAAAATTTTAATAAATTTTTTGATGATATCAAAAAAATTATATTTACTAATATTTATCCATTTATATTTTTAGGATATCATACACATAATCCATTATTTAAACACCCATTTAGAATAAATAATAATAATAATAAAATAAATATTATAGAATTAATTGTCAAAAAAAATATATGGGGAGGCCTTTTTGGATACATTATACATAAACAATTTGCAATTAAATTGATTAATGATATATCACAAAATGGTATTATTGATCCAATTGATACTTATATATTAAAACAATATGATTTATATACTTGTGTTCCTTCTATTGTTCATTCACCATTTATGACATTTGACAATTTGGTTGATAGTGATATACAATATGATTTACTTGGTTTATATGATGGTTATGAATTCTTTAGTGAATTAGATTCGCCTGGTTATGATATTAAATGGGTAAATATTGTTACAATTGATCAATTATTAGATGCTGCTGATAAAGAACCTAAATGTATTGCTTTTAATACTTATGGTTTTTTAAAATATGACATATGTTATCCAGAAAATTTTATAAAATTACCTGGTTGTAATTCTAAAGTACATGGTATTTATATAAAAAAATCTTTTTTAGAAGATAAAATTAAAAATAAATTATCTTAAAGCAAATACTTCTATTGTATCTTCAATCTCTTTCCAATAACTTGTTTTTATTAACATAATTATTTCTGCTTCAATTTTATATAAAATTTCTTCTAATTTTGAAAAATTTGGATTATTTAGTAGTTCTATATATGATCTTTTATCAGTATCAGATATATTTATTGCATATTTACCATCAGTTTTAATACACATCTTACCTATATCATTAAAAAACTGCAATTTTTCAATATAAGATAATTGATGCACTTTATTTTTATATGACTCTACTCCAATAAAAAAGGATAACAATTCGTCATTTAATAATGGTTTTATTTTATTTATGAAATATTTAAATTTAACATCAGATCTACATATTATCATTAAATTATTTAAACAACTATCTTTTTTAATTTTTGGATTACTTTTTTCTATTGTAATAATATCTTTATTTATTGAATCACTTCTGTTACGTATACTAAATCGTTTACCTAATACTAAATTACTATATGAATGCAAATCAAAATTTAAACTTTTAAACTTTGATTTTTTCTTGGATTTTTTTAACCCCATAATTATTATCTAAATTCATAACTATTGTGTAACCATAATAAATTTCAATTTTATTAAAAAAATTGAATAATTTATTAAATATATTTATATTTTAATATTATAAGATTTCTATATGCTACAACTTAATATAAAATCATACTTTGATAATTGTAAAAAAGGAAACATTAATAATTTCTATTTAAAATTTATGTGTACTTTACATGGTTCTTATAATAATTTAAATTATAAAAAAACTATACAATCTGATAATATTTATTTTTTACAAAATAATAAAAATAAATTTAAAACTTCTATTGATAAATTTGATAATATTGATAGTATTAAAAATGTTTATATTATTCTTAAACTTAATAGTAAATTTACTTATTATTTTAAAAATAAATTTATTACATATTTTACTTTATACAATAATAATCCATTATTATTTGACATTGAAATTTGGTATAGTTCTAATAAACCAAATGTTAAAGTTAATGGAGAACATCCTCGTTTCGTTCGTAAAAATCGTGAATGTATAATACATTAATACATATTTTATGTATTATAATTTTAATATTATATAATTAATGTATTATTTTATATATATATATGCAATCTTCTTCTGTATTTTTTTTTATAAATGGTTGTTTAATTATTAAAAAAGATAATAATTATAAGTTTGGGTTTAGTTATGAAATGCGATTCTTAACTGAAACTAATAAATCTGAATACATTGATATGTTAATTTATGATATTTATGGTAATTTTATAAAATATGAAGATTATATTGATGGATTAAAATTAATTAAAATAGATTGTACATCATTTATGGAAAATTCATATAAAACTTATATTAGATTGAAGTATATAGTTAAATATAATAATAATGAATTTAATGGGTCTTTCCCTTTAATTAGTCCTAAATATCAAAAAAATCTAAATTTTGTATGTGTATCTTGTAATAATAATCAAAAAGAAGATGATAATAATGATTATCATTATAAAAGGGTAAATCATACTATAAATTTATGGAACCATATTGCAAAAAGAAAACCTGATATAATATTTCATATGGGAGATCAAATATATGGGGATTATATTATAGATAATAAAATTGGTCATACTAAAAAAGATATTTATTTATTAGAAGAAATTTTTGAAGCTTATGCAAATTTATATCGCACTGCATATGCAGAAAAAAATCAAGCTAGAGCTATGTGTAATAGTATTAATATAATGATTTTAGATGATCATGAAATATGTGATAGTTTTGGTACTTTTGGTTCAAAAAGAATTAAAAATAATACTAATTTTTTACCTTATTATAAATCTGGAATGAAAGCTTATATTTTATACCAACATCAATTACATCATGATATCAATCATGATATTATTAATGATATTATTACAGGTAATAAACCAATTTATTATAATGTATCATATGGTAAATATAAAATAATATTATTAGATGAACGTCATGAATGGTATCACAAAAAAAATATATTTACTGATGAACAAATTAATTGGGTTAAAAAATTATTAATTGAAGGAGATGATTTTATAATTATTAGTCCACGACCAATCGGACATTTAGATAAAATAAATGCATATCTACAAGGTGTATTTTCTAATGATGGTAAAGATGAATTATTTCATCCCAATAATTACAAAAGAACTTGTAAATTATTAAAATGTTTAGATGATAGTAATAAAAAAATATTTATATTAGCAGGTGATGTACATAAAACATTTATAAATAATATATATAACAAAAATACGAATAAATTAATTGCAACACAATTAGTAGCTAGTGCTATTACTAGAATTCCTAGAGGTTATTTAAATATTATGGTTAGATTTGCTCATTACTTACAAAAAAATAAACCAAGTTTTAAAATTAAAAATTTTAAAATTGGTAATAAAAAATATATATCTAACAACAATAATTATGGTATTATTGAAAATAATTGTTTAGATAACTTTTATATTAAAAAATATAATAATAGTTGTATATGGTTAAATTAAGTGATATAGTTAGAAATCTTATTACTTCTAGAATAAAATCTTTTAAAGTAACCATTTTGGTTTAACATAAACTAACTAATATTTGAACTATATATAAAATTATATGTTGTAAAGTATTAAGATTGTCATTGATTAGGATAAATAGTATTATTCATTAGTTATGTTAAAACTGCTGTAGAATATGAATAAATTTATTTATTTTAATTATTAAATATATATATGATAATATCTATTTATAAATTAGGTAGTAGTTTTGGTAG